GTTAGAAGACGATCTGCGTGATCATGAGTTGCGCATCCGCAGGTTGGAAGGGAAGCACTTGCCAGGTGGCAATGAGTAAGTAGGGTTTGTGCAGACGCTCTCCAATCGTGAGCCATCTGTCTGACTATGTAGCGTTAGTGGTTGCCTTGCATGGCGTTGCGCTTGTCATTGTGAACATGACGCCAACACCGAAGGATAACGAGGCGCTTCGTAACTACAGGCGTATCGCCGTCAAGCTTTACCGGGCGATCGAGATCCTGGCTGGCATCGTCAGCCCACTGGCGAAGAGGTAAGTCATGCAACCCTTCGTCCCCTCCACCGAGCTTGCATTTCGTGAGGAGGCGACGAGGCGAGTCCTGCAGGAACTGTTCGATGACAACGATCTGCAGGGCTTGATGGATGCAGCGCTGCTGCTGAACAAGCTGTGGATACAGCAGACAGCGATTGCTCGGTGGTTCGCTAACGAGGCGGCTGAGAACCTGGGTGAAGCGTGGGACGCGAGCCGCTCTAAATGACGGTCCGAGTGTTGTGGTTCGGGTCGCTCTCGTCCAGGCCATGCACCTCAGGGCCAAAACCAGTCGCGAGCAGCTCATCACTCAGCCCCTCAACAGGTTCAGCTTTCTTGCCACGTGCTGCATCGGCCGCCTCGAGTGAGGCAATCCAGCTGTCGTAGGCCTCCCGTGAGGGGATCTTGCTGGGCAGCTTGAGCCACTTCCGCACCTCCTTGGGGCAGCGCAGGAAGACGGAGGCGTTGTTGCTGTAGACGATGTAGAAGCGACCATTCCAGTCGCGACCTGTCTCGATGCTGGTGTGCACGGACAGGTGGAGTCGTTCGCGCTTCATGGCTTGCAGGTGAGATACCAGCCACCAGAGCCACCTGGCATCCAGCGTGGGTTCCAGTTCTTGCGGCTGTAGACGATGCCAGCTCCTTTGGTGTTTGCGGCATAGCCGCCCTGGACCAGCAGGGCCTCCCCATTGGGGTCGTTGTGGATCCAGGCGGAGTCTGTGTAGCCGATCACCACAGACCAGTGGCCACCACCCGTAGGAGCACTGACAGGACCTTTGTGCAGCCAACCCACAGCGACAGGTCTGCCAGCGTCGATCTCCTGCTCCAGGTCCCTGGGTGTGCCGTCTGTACGGAAGTCAGCCTTGAGGCCAAGGGAACGCAATGCAGAGAGCTGTGCCTGGGCCGATGTGCTGTCGCCGTATTTCGCACGAACAGCGTTGTAGGCATCGTCGTTGGCAACCTTGCCCCAATACATGGCGAGCATGGCTGCGCTCGATGAGAAGCACTCGCGGTAGCCAGTTCCGCTCTTGTTATCGAGCTGGCTTTGCCACCGAACAGTCAGTGGATTGCGAACCAGTGCCGCTGATTTGGCCAGGCTCTTGCGTTCAGTACCACCGTCGTTGCGCCACTCACGCACCCACTCGGCACCTTCCGTCAGCAGGCAGGGATCTGCTTGTTTGATCTGCCAGCCGAGTTTGATGATGGCCCGCATCTGGTGCTCGAGGCCGTCGTAGTGGTCCCAGAACTGCAGCCAGCGCTGGTCGTTGAATTGCACCTGATCAATCGTCATAACAAAAGAGGGGGACATGCCCCCTCCGGTTGACCTTTGCCTTCGACCTGCACGTTAGGCAGCAGTTGACACAAGGCAAGCACTGCTGTCAAAAGGTACAGGTTCTGTTTTGTCCTCCCGCACCAAGACGATCGCATCGCCCTCGATCTCGACGTTCACGTAGTCGCCGGGCTTGAGGCCAATCTGGTCGGTGTAGGCGCGGCTGACGGGGATCAGTCCTTTGGGGCCCACCTTGAGGCGGTAGGTGGCTTCTTTGCCCAGCCCCTCAGGCATGTTCACGGTGAAGGAGCCAAGGTCGTAGCCATTGGCCTGGCTGAACGCGGCAAAGAACTTGCTCTTCTGAAGGGTGCGACGTCCGCCACGGCTAGCGGTGTAGCCCGCGCCTTCAATCAGCTTTTCGAGCTCGCCACCTTCATTGGCCTTCAGGTAGTCGAGCAGCTCCTGCCCTTGTAGGCGTGCCATGTGACAAATGCTTGTACGGTGTCAAGTGTATCAATAGAACTTGAGTTGACCAGCGTTGTTGACGTAGCTGAAGTTCATTGCACCCTGCACGCCACTCATGATGGAGTTAGCGATGGTGAATCCAAGGTTGCCAGTTGACGGCTGAGTCGGGCCGATGTACTGCGGCTTGAGACCCTTGATCGGCTTAAGCGGATCGAAGTAGATCTCCTCGCGGTACGGCTTGCTCATGCTTACCACCGAGCTGTTGTAGTCAGCCTGAGCCGATGCCACCTGAGCGCCGTAGGCATTGGCACGCCACTCGAACGATGGGATTGTCAGCTTCTCCATCGTTTGGTTCAGCATCTTCGCCTCGTTGTTGCTGCGCTTGATCGTGGCCGCAGCACGCTCGGTCATGTCCTGCATCCCCAGTGCATACAGGCCCAGTTGCTGCGCGTACTCGCCCTTGATCGCGCTGTTCAGCAGGCCCAGTCGCACCTTGCGCGAGTTGGCATTGTTCTGCAGTTCACCCCAGCTACGGCCTAGCTGCTTGGCGGCTTGAGCCATCAACAGCTGTCCGGTCTTGCCGCCGCCCTGACGGTCAGCGCTGCGGGCACCAGCCTTGCTGTCCTCCACAAGCGCCTGGATCTTGTTCAGCTGCCAGCCCAGGTAGTCCCGTTGCTCCTCGAGGGCAAGGCTGCCCACTAGCTCTTCGGTTTGCTGGTTGAGCTTGCTGGTGGTCTGTGCGCTTTGCAGGGCTGTCTGGTTGACCTGGTTGAGGAACTGCCGTGTCGTTTCAAGCGTGTCGATCGTCAGCGCCTGCATCCGGTACGGGTAATCAACCGATGCCTTGGCAAACTCACTGTTCTGCTCCAGCGATGCCCGAGCATTGATCTCACCGATGCGGGAGCTCAGCTGTTGGGCTGCAGCGCCCAGCATCTGCGACTGATACGCCTTGTAGTCCGCAGCCTTCTGTCGCTCGTTAAAGCGCAGCTGCTCGACACGTGCCTTGTCCCACCACCACTGCGTCTTGGCTGCCAGGTTGGATAGGCGCCACTCCTGCATGTCGCGCCTAAAGCGCAGCTTTGCCTGGCGCTCGGCTTCCTTGTACTGAGCATCAGCTGCAGCCTTTGAGGACGCTGCGCCAAAGATTGAGCTGCCAATCCCAGCGACGGCACCAATAACAGCTCCGACAGGGAAAGGCATCAGCCCACGCTCCTCGACCGATCGTTGTAATTGCCCTCCCAGATGGCGCCAGTGATCGTCACGGGAAGGTAGCTGTCACTCTCAACGATAACTCTGCACTCTGTGTTCTTGCTATACACCGGTGCACGGAACGAACCCGTATCAACAAAGCTTGTCTCAGTTGTCAGCTTGTTGTTCAGCACGTTCAGCGCACGGCTCCTGTACTCATAGCGGCTGTCAATGGCACGCCCATTTCGCTTCACCACCACGTCGTAGAAGCCGGTGTTGAAGTGGTTGATCTGCCATGTCGCCACCTGCAGCCTGCCCGCTTGCTCGCCCACAATGCGTGATCGGGCTTGGTCGCGTGACGGTACAAAGGCTCTGGTGAACTCATACTCCATCGTGTAGCGACGACCGATGGCCAGCTTTGAGCTCGACCAGTTGCCGGGCACGTTGCAAGTGATCGTTGTGCCTGAGGTGGCGCTGCCGATCTCGTACATCTTGGGGCCAGTGTTGTCTGCGCGTGTCACGATGCTTGTCAGACCCTGCATCTGGTAGGGCATCGTGAATGTGGTGCGATTTGTCGTGGCGTTGTAGGTCGCTGTGATGTTGTTTGTCGTGGTGTAGTCGTTGTTGCACTCGGGATAGCGCAGCAGCCGGTCCATGTGGATGGTCGGCATACTCATCTGATCCAGCTCTTCGTTGCTGATGTGGCAGCTGTATGTGCCGTCTGGATACGCCATCAAGAACCACAGCTCATTGCCGATGAACTTGAGCCACACAATGTCACCGTCAAATGTCCACTCGCTCCAGCTGGCCTGGCTTTTGCCCAGGTTGTCCGTGCCTGACTGCCACAGGTATTTGTAGACGTACAGCTTCTTTTTGTTTGTAGGCGTGCGGCATACGGCCATGTCGATCGTTTCGCCCACATCCCAATGCGTTGCCAGTCCCTCGATGTACTTGGGTACTGAGGACGTCAGGTTGAGGCTGCCGCCAAGGTTCAGGCCAAGGCGTCGAGACAGCGAATCAATGAACTGGTACTCACGGAAGTTGGTGTAGCCAAACTCGTTGGTGGCAAACAGCACGACTGGCCCTGCAATCTTGGGACGCAGATCGGGTGCCATAAGGATGTTGCTGAGTCGCAGCATCGTTGCTGTCCGTGGAGTCAGGACGTCCACGTCAGCCGGGCGAATCTGAAACTGACTGTTGTTGCTGAACGCCAGCAGTGACTCGTTCACCGGCAGTAGCCAGTTCAATCGTGTGCTGGTCTCTGATGAGGCACGCAGATCAATTGGATCTGTCTCTAGTACGGCGACAGATGTATCAGGGAAGAAGTTGAAAATGTCATTGGTTTCACTCATCACTACGTTCTCGCCTGCACAAAGCGCATAGCGTCCACGGAACAGCACGTGATCCTTTACGGCCTGCCCAACAAAGCTGGGCGTTGGCACGGTCGTCTCATCCCCTGCAGTCCTGGCGCCCCAGGTCGGGAAGGTGTACGTGTAGGTAATGCTGTTGTACGTGACGCTTCGAGTAGCGCCGTCAGCTGGGCCAACGAAGAAGACCTGCGGGGCTGCTCGATACAGCACCAGAGGCATGGTGTTCTCGTCGAGCTTGAACTTCTGCCCTGGTTTCAGCGTCTCGATCCATGTGCCCTCGCCAAACGAGCTGCCGTCGTTGGTGACGAACTTGACCCAGTAGTCGTCTTGAGCGTTTGCTGGCTCGGAGTCCACCTTGACGATGAAGCCGTTTGACGCTCGAGCAGGCAGATCGGAGAACTTTGAGACCGTGTTGCGGATCACCCGTGCCAGGGTGTTGGAACGGCTGTCATCGAGCTGGAGGGTAAAAGCCCCGCCATCGTTCTTCGTGACGAGCACCACAGCTCCGTTGGCCGTTGCCGTGTAGCCGCTGACTGCGTTGATTTGTGTGGCCAGGCCAGAGGCCACCGTGGCAGTGCTGATCGTGTTGTTGGTGTCAGTGACCTTTGGCGTTGTCACTGCTGTCAGCGCAGTGCCAGCCAGGGTCACGGTGTAGCTGACGTCATAGGTGACGCCTTGCACGAAGATCAGCGCATCCGTCTTTGCAGCTGCTGCTGTCGTGCTGGATAGTGCTGTCGCCTTCTCGCGATTCAGCAGCAGTCCAAGTGGACCGTTGTTGATCAGGACAAACTTCTTGTACAGCTCGGTGAGCTGATAGATGTAGCTGGTGCTGTCTCCAACGATCCGCTCATACGGCGAGGCGTTGACCGTCAGGCCAGTGCCATGCACATCCAGCTTGCAGGTCTGGCCATTCAGCAGGATGCGCAGCTCAGTCGTGCTGCCGACTGGGGTGAGCGTGACGCTGTAGTTCTCGTCGCCAACGACCGGCATCATCTCGACATACAGGTCTTGGAAAGACGTGTCGAAGATTCGCCCCGCGTAGTTTGTTGGTGCCCGCTTGGTGAGGCCCTCCACCGGTGAGCTGTAAGCATTGACCTGCCGCTCCCCCTGCCCCGACAAACGCAGGTGTGGCGGTTGCTGGCTAATGCCCTGCGTCAGGGTGTCGAGCTTGCTTTGAATCAAGCTTTGAGGAGCGCGGCGAGTGCCGGTGACGTTGGACTTACGACGCATCACATACCTCGGTAACGAAGGCCATCAGAAGGGATGTAGCCAATGCCTTGACCCACCCCGCGGTCATTGCCCCACAGCAAGTTGTTGCTTAGTCCGCGCTCTTCATCGCGGATCAGCATTGCCCTGGCGTACTCCTCGTCCTGGGCGGTGTACGTGTAGATCGCGTTGCTGTTCAGGTAGCGATCGGAGTAGATCCGTGCTGCTCGAATCGTGATGTACTGCTGTGCGGTGTGAGGTAGCTCGTCCCAGTTCAGTTGGCTCACCACATAGTCCACGATCAGAGCGCTTGTCATTCCCGCTCCGAACGCAAAGGTCCGTTGAGCCCGGTCATAGACCTTGAGGCCACGCTGCACGTACTGCTTGTCCGGGTAGCGGTTGGGGCTGAACTGCGTGCTCAGTGTGTTGCCAGGCAGGACGAACTCATTGGCAACCGTCTTGGTGAGCGGCACGTTCCAGTCAGTGTTCCAGCTCCACCCCTCGGCTTGCACATCACGCGACACTTCGCCCAGCGTCTTGCGAGCCAGGGATGAGTCTGTGATCTCGTTGATGGATATGTCGCTGAGCTTGTCAACCGGCGCCTCACCGATCACGCTCAGCAACGTGTTGACAGCTTCCAGCTCAGTCATGTTGTTCAGCCTTTGGCGGCGTACAGGTCTTCAGCCAGCTTGATCAGCTCGGCCTTGGTGAGGCTGGTGTCTACATCATTGCCGTCAGGGGAGATGTACTCCACTAGCTCAGCCTTTTTCATGCCAGCAAAGTCAGGCATTGCAGCAGGCTCGGATGTGCCAGGCCCTTGCGGGGCTTGCGGGTCAAGTAGTTGATCCTCGGCCCAGTTGACAATGAACTCAACTCCGTCAATCTTCATGGCCACAAAAAAAGGGGCATTGCTGCCCCTCATTCTGTAACTCCTCAGGCTTTAACGCTAGATCAAAGCGAGTTGTACACCTCGACGATTGCTTCAGGACGCAGGTAGCCGAAGCCACATGCGTACTTAGCAACCATCAAGGTGGACTGGTACATGACGGAATAGTCGTTACCAGTCATCTGCATCGACAGGCCGCGCAGATTGACAACACCAGCGGCACCCTTCTGGAAGGCCAGCATCTTGGTCTGCGACATATCCACAGACGACAGCACAGTGTCGCTGCCATTCCAGGTGAAGCCTTGCTCACCGGTAGGTGCAGTGACGTTGCCCTGCGTGATGTGGTTGCTGCTGTAGATGTTGAAGCCAGCCAGCTTGCTGATCTGACCGGTGGCATAGGAGCCGTTAGCACCTTGCTGGTTGAAGTCGAAGTTCACCGCACGGCTGGATTGAATCAGCGTGTAGTAGACCTCGGGGCTGCAGACCAGCACGCGACCGTCCATCGGCACATCCTTCTGATCCCGCGACTTAGCGGCAGCAAACACTGCGGCCACGTAGTCGTCGGCAGTCGGGGAGGCCTTCGCCAGGTCGATGCGGGTGCCAGTGCGAGCAGCCTGATCAGGAGTCAGACCGGTCGGCAGGTTGGCGGTCAGGTCAGAAGTGCTCTGACGTGCACCAAGAGTCAGGACACGAGCAACTCGCTTGTCATAAGCGCGGCTGAGAGCCTCGCCCAATTCCTTCGAGTAGATGCTCCGAATGTCGAAGTGATTCTTGGCCTCATCGAGATCGTAGAGCGCCGCATCTGCAATCAGCAGATCGTCGATCTTGATCACGACTTCGTTCTGGGCCATGTTGCCCTGGCCTTCAATCTGCTTCCCAGGGGTGTGGAAGCGAGCCAGGAAACGACCCGTTACGGGGAACTGGGCGCT